GGATGTTAGACACATAATGTAAACGTCTTTTCTGTTTACGTGCTTGGTCTTTGTTAGCCTCAACACCTGTGTTCCATAACTGGGTATTGTATTCAGAGACAGGGTCTTGTTTATTAAGAGTCGTTAAAGACTTCTCAATATACCATCCGCCTGGCCCTTGGAAACCGTGGTCGAAGTATGATACCCATGGCATCTCTTCACCCTCGGGGGTAGGTAAGAAACGAACTACTGCGTAACCGTTACCACTCTTATCAAGTTCGGGTTTCCACATCGTGTCGTCATTAAAGGATTTTTTTTCTCCGCCTGTTGGGGAAGCAGTTTCCATTGCTGCTCTTAGTTTATCTAAACTACTACTCATTGTATTCTCCTATTTTATTACAATTATATCGCATTTTATTACAATTTTATTAAGATACTTCAGATGGGAATCCCACCCCAAGTATCCATCTCTCACTATTTTCATAATAAGGTAGTTCATTATATCGTATTGCACCTTCTTTGTCTAGAGGGTTTTTGAAATATACTGAACAATTATTGAACTCCTTTAAGAGTGCAATAAACTGACTCCTCTGGGCGTTAAACGCTTGAGGATATGCATAGTTATCACTACCAGCATATATATTGCCAGCATCGTCACCTTGCAATGCATCAAAACCAACCATGTTAATAGTTGTGTAATTGTGTAACATTGCATAACCTAATGCAGACATTCCTGTAAACAGGTTTCTCAACAATGGGTCATTATAAGTGACAATTAATTCGGGTCGTATTAGACCCAAAAAATCTGTTGTTTCTCCATCACCTTGTATGATGAAGTGTGTATCGTCGGGTTTAGTCGTAACGTTCACTTCATGTGAATATTCAAAGCCCGGCTTCATTAAGTCCATCATTTCTATCGGTAATGGGTCAATGTCTGCAAATGCAACTAGATTACCTCTGTAGTAATCTGACTTGACTATTTCTACTTGCATGACAATGTCTACTGCAAAAAGTATATCACATGCAGTAGTGTCTCTATGGATTGCATTACAACCCCACACTTCGTGGTTGCAACCTAAGATATCAAACCCCTCTCTCGAAGGCCCGTTTCCTAATATAGTTACTTCTGACATATCTCTAACAATTTGTTCTTGTATTTTTGATGGTCATATGTTATAAATGTCTTATACTTATTTATCTTAATGTGTAAGTCGGGATATACTACTCGTTCTGATATGAGTGTTTCCCAATCCTTTGTGAAACCAATTATCTCATCCATGATACAAATGGTTTCTAAACTTACATCCTTACTCATGTAAGCTTTAAGCAATCTAGGGTGTTGACCGTCGACTACTTTAAGTTGTGTTTGTATTTTGAACTTTCGTATCAAATCACTAACCTCTGTTTCGAACATGTAACCAAGCTTCTGATTTCTCTTCTTCCATTCTCTATATCTCTTATCACACTCTTTGTCTAGAAGGTCACCCGCCCAGAAATCTTTGTATGATAGATTTGCAATGTAGAAATCTTGTAATTCTTGCTTGTATGTTCTGAACAATTTACCGAAGTGGTATTTGTCTTTACGTTTGAGAAAGGATTTGATATCACTCTTTACTTTTCCGTTATACTTAACGAAGTCATAATCCTTAGAATGAAAGTGTAACTTTATCCCAAGGTATAACGTGTATGCATCATATCCTTCTCTAGAAGTCATTAAATAATAATCTTCTTCTCTGCCGGAGCCTGAACTCTTGGTGCTTCTTTGGCACCTGTTGCAATTGCATATGCATCTGCCACACCTTCATTCGATGGTGTTACAAAAACATAATTATTGAACTGAATTGAAGCTGGGCTTCCTTCTCCAGTTAACGCTACCCCATGAGCAAAACCCATTCCGCCGTCGGGATTGGATACTATCATCTTGGGAGAGGATAAAGTAATAGTTGTATCCAACTGACTGTCGAACGCCCCAACATACTCTCCACTGATTGCCACTACTGTGACTATATCACCTTTTTTCATAATTACCTACTTGTTAAAGAAACTAGTAATAGTTCCTTGTGCTGATGAACCCCTGTTTATCATTTTCAAACTAGTTGCTTCTGCTTCTAGCTTTTCTTTGAGAGGTTGGGATATTAACCTCTTTGCTGATTCGGGTTCAACCTTGTTATTCTCACAAACTTTTATGATTGCTCCCATAACATCGGTCTTACCACCAATCAATAACTTCTCGACTTGTTCAGTAAACTCTTTTTTACTTATCACTCTTATACTCCATGTAGATTACGATACTGTTCTCTTAACTTGTACAACTCTTCTACATAATCCAAAGGATTTGCTGTGAAGATTTGAAAGCTACCATTCTCAAGACTAACTAATGCTGTTACTTCTTCGATAGGGGTTCCTGTAAGTTCCTCTACCATAATTGCATATGCTGTCATCTGTAAAAACCAAGGTTTTGCCATGTAGTCTTCCTTGTAAGAAGAAGAGGTCTTGAAATCTATAATTGAAAGTGCATCTTCAAATATTCCAACACAATCCACACGTCCAGCCATCTGTAACTTGTTACTGAACATCGGTGCTTCTAAAGCAATCGGAACTATATCATCTAGTAATGGTTGCATTCCGTTAAATCTGTTTTCTTCAATGATGTCTGTAAAAGTAATCTCTGCTTTTTCTTGTCTTAGATAATCTTCTACAAGTTCGTGAAATGATGTTCCACGTTTGGCTGCACCAGTTGAGATACGATTGGCTTCTTCTTCACCAACTCGTTCTCTCCATAATTTGATATGTTCCCGATTCAGTAATCCTGTTACTGTCGTCACACTTGGATAATGAAATGATTCGTTACCATCTGTGTAAAAACGTTTGCCGTCGATTTGAGTAGTTTTCAAATCAAGGTGTTCGAGCTCATGTAATTCAATAAGTGTTCTTTTTAAATTTGTCATAGTTATATTTTACTTCTTTTTTGCTTGTAAGTCAAGATGCTTTTTAACAGTTTCACGAGTCTTAACTTCTTTGGGGCCACGTTGTCTATGTCTGTCCATAGGGGAGCCTGGGTTGGCAGAAGAAATCTTGTTAAGTACTTCTTTGAATCCACCATCAACCTTTACTCGGTCGCCATGGCCACTTACGGTCATTGGAGCTCCAAGTATTCGTTGTGATAGGTGTGGGTTGTCTTCTTTGAATTGGTCGAGTTTGGTATAAGACATATTATGCTCTTCAATCTCACCAGTTTCATTATTTAAAAAATCATATAGAGGCATACATAAACTCGGGTGTTGGTCTTGCAGTCCATACTGCAAAATCCTTTTTATATTCTTGATAGTATTTATGGTATGCAGTGATGACTGATTTGGATTTGACATCATCAGGCATACATTGAGGTGGTTCTCTCCATGCACAAAGGTCTATATTGTTCGGTAACTGGTCTAGTAGAGATATCAATTTTGTCTCTGTTAAATGGGCCCTGGCATATCTATAGGTGTACTCCTTACATAAAGCTGCAAACAAGTCATATACGAATTGATAGTGTACTGCGTTCTCGCGAACCCAAATTGCTGAGGGGTGATTGACGTGTGACGCCTTATATAAGTTGTCCATGTCACCCTTTAATCTCCATCTTTGAATTCTACGTCCACTCGAATCGTCGATGTAATGTTTCCCATCTAACATTCTGTGTGCAGTAGATAAAAGTTGAGCGTATTCGATAATCATTTTGACTACGTGTTTGTCACAATGTAACTCTGCAGCGATTGTTGGATTTTCATCTAAGTAAAATATGTTCATTGTTGTTTCTCTGCAAATTCTAATTCTTTTGTCCAGTTAGTTTTATTACTCTCATAACATGGACTATTCTTCTGACAAATTATAATTCTACCACCATCCATATCTACCCTAATACTATCTGTAGTAAATATGCCTCCATTGACATCATGCACTACAGCATCTATTATACCATTTTGGTCTTCACTATGTAAGTGGGTTATTAGGAAAATTAGTTCTTCTTTTGTCATTTGTTTTTTCTTAACCATTTTCTATAGGACATAATTGCACCTGTAGTTTTTTTTAATTCTTCTTTCATGTAAACATCATACTTCTCTTTATTTTCTTTAGATGCATTCATGGTAGCAACCCAACCATCTGAGTTGTCTTGCCATTGTTTACTGTTTTCCATTACTTATAAAATTTATGATTATTAATAATTACTGTTTCGTTTAATGAGTCCGCCCAATAAGGCAAAACTGAATCTGCATGGTAATGAGTGGCACCTTCGGTGATGTCACCGTACTCGCCCCAGTGAACTGCCTTTGCAGTCATGAGAGATATCTCCCATGTGACACTATCTTCTGGCACATCGGACTTACCATCACAATACCACGAAAATTGGCACTTGTTTCGAACAGGTACTAAAGACCCATTCCAATTTGTTCTCCATTTGGCTTGATAAACTACTCCACACATTGTATCGGGGTAGTTGACACTCTCAACTCGATTTTGCACGACTTGAGCAACCGCTATTTTCCCTGCAATCGGCTGATTACCTGCTTCGAAGTAGATGTTCTTTGCCAAACAGAAAATTTCACCATTTGGGTCGGATGCCCAAACCTTATTAATGAAGAAAACACCTATTAGAGTGATTGTCATTAAGGTCATGTGCATAGGCACGAAGTATTTGGAACTAGAATTCGGTATTTTCACGATTTGTACTCCATCCATGCATTCACAATGGCAAAAGCTTGCTCTTTGTTAAATCCATAATGTTCCCTTAACCACTTAGGGGCCCCAAACATGTTAATTTGGCCACTTTCTTGCAATTCGTCTAATTCGACAAACCACTCGGCAGCCTCGAAAGGCAAATCTGCCCTTGTTAGTTGTGTATGGTTCAAATTATCCATTATCTAAGTCCTCAATATCATTTAATAACCCTGTTACCTCTGCATCTGAAAGATACCCGATAACATCTTCGGTTATACTAGTAGTATAACACAAGTCGCCGTCTTTGAGAACCGCCAATTCCCATTTATCTTGAGTCCATCCATATGAACCCTTATGTTTAACTACTGAAGCACCATAACCATTCTCGAATTCGTGAATTATCTGTACTCCGCCGTTATAATTTTCTGTATTAACTATCATTGTGCTGTTGCGCCTCTCTGATTGGTTTCATATGTCTATCATACCTGTCCCAATCTTCATCTTGATGTTTCATTTGTTTAAAGAGCTTTTTTTCCTTTAAAATTCTTACTCTTTCGTTTTCTCTTAACATTAAAAGAACTGCTATTGATGTGGTAATGCAAACCAGCATTATCACACCTACTTGAATTGAATTCACATCCATTCTAGTAACCGCCTGATACATCCGAATAGGTTAACTCTAAATCTTCCTGTTCTTCGAACATGTCGGGTGCCATGTCTTGTGCATTGGTCGTACCATATGTCATAAGGTTGATGACATCATCGGCTGTTAATTTTCCGTCTGTTTGTTTTGCAATCAGCTTTGCATTTTCGTAATCTAAACTCATTTTAATCTCCTATGAATTTGCATTGTATTCGGCTTTGATACCACCATCTACAATAAGTTGAGCAATCTCAGAAGCCGTGTAGGATTTTCCACCTACGTGCCATGAACACTCGTTAAGAGGGACGTGTCCGTCCTTCCAGTTATAAATTGTGACTGTCTCATAGTCATAGTCGAAGTCTTCCATACCTTCTTCTTCAAAGTACTTGACATTCAGTACCCACTCGCAATTAACTTTTGCATATGGGTCGGCATCCATGTAGGTTGGTTTTCCAAACAACTCTAACAGGGTGTCGTATGTGGTGGTGATATATCCTTGAAGAGAAGTGCCACCTACACCTTCATCTTCGATTTCGTATTCTTTAATTAACATATTATGCTACCTCTTTTTCTAAATTCTCGAACCACTCACCAAGGGATTTTTCACCCACGACTTTGGTTCCATCTACCATGACGTACTCGACATGATAACTCTCAACATTTCTCTCATCGGTTTTTCCATTCTCGTAAGTCCACACGGCAACCTTAGAAAGAATCTCACTTCTCATGTAACCCATGTCACCATTCTCAGTGACTTTCTTAGAAGTCCATTGACCCTTCTCATTCTTCTCAAGAATGTAAGGAGACTCCCAATGTTCAATGTGGTCTGACAAATTCTCTTCGTCAATAAGTTCCCAATCAAGGACATATTCCATTGACGCAGAATTCTCATAAGAGTGAATGAATGCAGTCGCATCAACAAGACCTTGAAGATATTCCGTGTTAAGGAAATCCACATCTGTAATAAGATATGTTGAACCACCCTTAAACTTCCAGTATGACTCAGACACACCGTGGACATAGTCCTCGTTATGCGCTGCATAGTTTTCTTTGTACTGGGTTTGGATTATTAGGTTTAACATATTTTTTTCTCTCTTTATTTTTCTACTCTACTAGTATACCAAAAAGCTTAAGCCATTGTCAAGGCTAAATTCTTCAATAAGAAGATTAACCCCACACCGTTTAAAAGGATTAAGGCACGGTCATTCCATATTAATGAAACCCATAACCATAACATGATACCTAGGGTAGAAAATGATAAGTCATATATCGCATACCCTTCAACTCCTCTCATTGACATCGCTGTCAAGACAAGAATTGAAGCAGCCCACTTCAGATACCAATCTAAAGTGTACTTGGGTGTAACTGATTTTACTAATTTTGATTTACTCATCTTAAATAGTCTGGCCCGTATTGTCTCATTCCAGTAATGACATATCCTTCATCACCATTCTCAAAAAGGTTACCCCTTGGTGCATTCAATGCTGGGGTTGCCCAACCAGCAGACTTAAGAACGTCACCACACTTGAAAGTAATTCCTTTTGGACTAGTAAAATCTGCTCTGTTAATGAATCCCCAAACTGAACGTTGGTTATTACTCTGAGAAATAATCTTAATGTACTTCCTTGATACTTTATAAGAGTACGAGTACTCTGTAAGGGTTGGGAAACGTTCAAGGTGAGCCTTCAGAAGGTCATCACATAATTTATTAACAAGTTCCAAGAGCTCTTGCTCTTGGTTGACTTCATTTACTAAGGTTGATAATTTCATTACGCTGCCTCCAACATTGAGTAAGGAACATTGACTTTTGAAAGACCCCTTCCTTGCCAGTTCATTTCAACAACTGCTTTCTTGGTGTTCATTTTCAGAATCTTAGCAGGAGTAGACTTGGTCTTTTGAACCACCATCACACTCTGGCCAACTGAAAAAGTTGCCGTTGCAGATACCGATTTTATTTGATTTGCATAGTGAACAATCTGACTCAATTCATCTTGACTCATTATTAACATTGCTTTTTTGATAGTTTGGACATTCATAGTTTGTTTCCTCATTGTTTAATCTATACGTATAGTATAACAAAAAGCTTAGGCTGCTGTCAAGGCCTCATTAGCCTTTAAGTAAACCATCACAGCCTCTGACTCTAATGAGCTCAAATCTGTTAAGTCCTTAAACCGTGAATAGGTCAATCCTATCGTGGTCATTTTGTTTCCTGCTGTGACCGCTGCATTCCATAACACTAATGATTTCTCATCGTTGCCTGCATGTAGTTCACCCATCTCACATGCCGTAATAATGCTTCGTCCTAATTTGACTATCTTCATTTGATGTTCGGGTGATGTGTATATACTTCTGTCCATAACTTACTCCATAAGTTTTATTATTAGAGTCTAGTATAACAAAAAGCGGGGGGTGCTGTATAGGCCTTTTATAGGTTTTTTTGGATATCGTCCAATTCTTTTAACTTGGTGTTTATGATGTCTACTCTATTCGGCCAATAGATATAGTCCTTGTCTGAATCCTTTGCAAGATTCTCAAGTAGGGGTCTTACGAAATCATCGAGCTTCTTGATTACTTCCGTTGCAGTAGTAGTCTTCTCAATAATCTTAGTGTCAATGGCTGCAAGTTCATCTGCATCCATAGCGGTAAATCCGAAATCGTTATATTCTGTCATATTAGTATTTATGGAAATATACTCCTATTAAATTCAAGAGTTCTTAATGTATCTTTATCTGATTGCACGTCTTGGTAGTTTGCAGCGTTTTGCAAGGTTATCTCGGGTACGTCGATATGTTTGCTTCCAGTACAATGTCTGTATATCCATGATGCGACCTCGTTATGGGAAATACTGGGTAAGGTGTCATGGTTCATTAACCCTAGATTCATTGTAGTGATTCTACATTTCTTATCTGAGTTCCATGTTAGGTTACTTGCCAAATGATTCAACGCAGCTTTCTGAGCTGCATACATGTAACCCTTTGAGATGTTTGGTTGAGCTGCTCTGGATGAAATGTTGATGATAGTTTTAGTCTCGTCGTCTTTCCAAGCTTCGAAAGCTTCCATTAACAGTTTGCATTGTTCGAACTCTACGTGAGCACAATTGATAAAGACATCGTTCTCTTTCCACACCCAATCAGAATCTAAGATGTCTTCAACGCGGTGATGTCCAACGATATGAATCGTTCCGATATAAGCAGTCTTTGCAATCATGTCACCTATGACTTTTGCTAAACCACTACTTCCTGTTATTGCTACTCTCATAATATTCCTTGACAATGTCAAACGATTGTTTGCCGAATAGACTTCCATCTACACTACACTTGTTACAAGGGGACATACTTCTGTCACCCTTCATCAATTTCTTTCTAATCTTATTCATAGGTTTACTAAACCACACATCGTGTAATGAAGTATGCATTAAGTTACCTACGACATGTTCTCTACCCCAATCGTTTGAACAGAATAGCACGTCTCCGTTCCAATCAACAAACATCTTATAGAATGGGTAGTGACATGGTTTACCTTGGAGTGCTTCTATCGTACTGTCTTCTACTCCAACCCAATCCATAACTCCGCTACGGTTGTTTAGAATGAGACCATGGTTCTCAAAGTCTCCCCAATGCATACGATACTTATATTTGGTTTCGGGGATGGTCTTCATAACTTTCTCGAAGTGTTCCATCTGTTCGATGCCATCATATAGATTAATGTAAAGTAAATCTAATCCACTAAACTCAAATAACTCTTCTGCATATTCCCTTGTTAGTTTATCACCGTTTGTATTACATTCTAATGTTGCATAAGGAACTGTTCTTCTGAATGTATGTACAATTTCTTTAAATCTTGGGTTAAGTAGATTCTCTCCGTAACCGCTTAAAGATATCTTACCTCTAAATCCATTTGAATGTAATTCCTTTCCAATAAGTTCTGCACCCTTGGGGGTCATGTGTAAGTTTCTATTTGGAAACACTTCGGGATTTGCTCTTGGACAAAACGAACACGTCCTGTTGCATAACTCTGTAGTGTTAACTTCGACTGTAAGGATAGAACTGAGTTCGTTCAGTTCTGACATGTCTTGTCTGCCCCAGTGTAGAGCTTCCTGTTTTCTACGGTGTTCTAAGAAGTCGTGTTGGTCAACTGCCGTGACTGGAATGTTACGTGACACGTCTACACCTAATGTGTCTTTCTTGTTCATCCAAAAGTTGTTCATGGTAAGAAAACTGGATAGTATCACCTACATTAAATCCTTCTGCAAAGTATCGGGGAATGACATAGAATTGTGCTGACTCTTTTTCGTTTATCATACAACTCTTTGGGTCACCATGTCTATTATAAAGATATGGTCTGATTAGTAATCCGTCTTTCTCTAAATCGTGATTAGAGAACACTAACTCATCATCTTCTTTATAAAGAAAGATGTGAGGTGTATCGTATTGAACGCCTAAGCGGATTGTATATTCTAGGGGGAAGTTAAACCGAAAAACGTCATCCTCTATTTGAGAAAAACGTTCTTCGTATCTTGGACTTATTTGGTTAAGGTCTAATGGTAGTACTTCTGAATCCTTAGAAGTATCCACCGTCTCGCACAGTATCATCGTCATTGTCGGTACTCTCTTCACTATCTACTGCTGAAACAAATGAACCATCGTCTTGTAATGATTGGATTAGCTCATCAGTCTGTTCTTGAAATGATTCAATCATGTCTGCTTTACTATCTTTAGTTGTGACAATAAAGTTAAGACCATCTGCAGATTTCTTGATTTGATTTTTAGTCATCGAATCTAATTCTGCACTTGAAGGAATAGTAATCTCGTCGAATACTTCTTCTTCTTCCATATCTGTCTGTGCATCAATTCTTGCTTGAGCTGCAGCCAGTAGTTCTTCTTCAGAATCATAAGTAGGAATTACTTTATCAACTGGTGCTGTTGTTGTACCACCTGTTGAAAGTGTTTCTGCTCTTGGTGTAAAGTTACCACCAGTGATTACTGGTTTTGCAAGTGACGATTCAGTTCTGTCATCTTCTTCTTGTACTTGAAACTCGGGCATTTCACTTCGAGTTCCTAATGGTTGAACTTCATCTGATACTTCAAAGTTAGTCTCGTCTCCACTTACTGAGGCGTCCCATTCTTTAAATGATTGTCTTGCCTCTTCTACTTGTGAATCAAATTCTTCTTTATCTGAAAGTGGTATGGGTTCTAACTCATCTTGCATTATTTCAGATTCAGACTGAACAACTTCTGCAACATTCTCAACTTCAGCTAAGAAAGATTCTGTTGTTGTTCCACTTGGAGTGAACAATGGTGTTTCTGTTGCTGGTGCATCGAACACTTCTTCCGCTGGTTGTAACGTTTCAGTTGTATGTGTTTCTACTGGGGAAGGTATCACTGTATGTGATTGAGGTGTATCTAAAGGTACGCCAGATGGGTGTATGTTTAAAGGTACGCCAGATGGGTGTACGTTTTGATGAGTGGGAAGCACTTCTTCAGGCACAGGCATTCTGTGTACATATTCTGTAGTATCTACTGGTGCAGTTTCTTGAGGATTCATTGCACGTGCAAGACCAAACGCTCCACTCTTCTTACCCTCTACTCTAGGTGCAAGAGGTGTTTGTTGTATTGGTGGGTCTGTAGGTATTTCATAACCATGTTGTCTAGCAAGTTTACCAATCTCTTCTGCTGACATTTCCACGAATCCTTCAGAGTTTAATTCACCCTGTTTAACTCCAATGACTCCGTCGCCATTTAAGTCCATGTTGATTCCGTGTGAAGCAAGAACTGCTTCTAGTTGTGCAACCTTAAGGTCTGCAGCTTTTCTGAGAATTCTTTGTTCTGCAGTGTAGTCATCTTGAACTCTTTTTGCTTCTATCATTGCTGTTTGTTTAGCAAGGTTGTCTGCAGCGATAAGTTCTTCTGCTCTACGTTGTGCATTGGCAACTATCTGATTGTACTCACCTTGACCTTGTGCGTACTCTCTCGTTACTGCATCAAGAGGTATAAGTTCACCTTGGGTGACCAAACCACTTTTAAGATGTGATTGTACAAGTGCGTTGATAACACCAGCACTGTTTACCGTAAACCCGATTTTGTAATCTGCTATCCTTTGCTGGATTCGTTCCAGCTCAGTTGGTTCGGGTGTTTCTTTTGAGAACTGCGATGCAGTCTCGTTCATTTCATTTGTTGCCATAATTTATTTATACTCCATGGAGCAGAACTAGACTAGAAAGTTTATATACGAAGTTAACTATTATAACTTCCTTTTTTAATATGTATAGTCTCGGTCTACTGTAATTATTTATCTAAACGTTAATCTCGGGGAAGGCATCTTTCGCTATTTTACTAGTGATATTTGGGAATGCCCAAACTCCATCCTTCACGAGGTCTATTAATTCAGCTTCCTCTTTAGGGATACCTTCAAGCAATCCAATCCAAAGAGCTTCACGCTTACTGACTGGAACTTGTTCCGTTACAAAGTATTTAAACATCTTGTGTTCAAATCTAAGTGAGGATTCTGTTAAATCAGATGCCGGAGCATTGTTACTACCGTAAGGAGTTTTTCCTTCGGGTAACGTCGAGTTAATCGCTGGGTCAAACATCCACTGCAGTATTGGTTTGATTGAAGCATTCCTTTCATTGAATACTCTTAACCCTTGGGCTGCAAGACTCGCATCTTCCTCTGCAACAATATTTGCTTGACATAATATTTCATATGCATCTGCATCGTTTTGTAATGTTACTCTTTCAGTAACTAGTTTCATTTTAGGTTTATTTGGAGCTCCCTTTGGTCGCCCTCTTCCTTTCTTCTCTGTCATAATGTAAAATCCTCTACATGGTTTAACAACTGGTCTAGTCGATGTGTTCTTAGATAATCAAAAACTTTACCTCTAACAGGTTCGGTTTTTTCAAACTCATCTAAGATGTTCTTCTCTATCTCAGCTGGTATAAACTCTAAATCAATTAGAGTTTGGTTTCTCAAATAGTTCCGATAATATTTATCGTCACTCTGTATTGTAATTCTTAAGTACTTATCTTTGATAGGTTTCCTTAACGGTGTCTGTCTGATACCCTCGTCTAAACAATTATCGTTAGATAGAATGTTTGGAACTCCGTCTGACTTGTCACCAGTAAGGATGTGCTCTCTCAAAAATAAATCGGGGTCTTCACACTTAATCATTTTGTTTAAGTTAGGACTCCATTGAGTTACATACTTGTATTTATGCAATTGCTGAAAGTCTTTATCTCCACTAACAATTAGTACCTTCTCTCCGAAGGGTGCATGTTTAGTTAGGATACCGATTATATCATCAGCCTCACAGTTCTCTACGTACATGTAACGGTATGGAAAGTTCTCTTTGATTTCCATCTTAACTTTGTGTAGGGTATCGAATATCAATCCCCAATCTTTGTTATCTGCTTCTCTAGACTTCTTTCGATTTGCCTTGTACTGTTTGTAGAAGTCCTTTCTCCATGGGTGCGATGCATCCGTGCAAAGAGTTATCTCTCCGTACTCTGCAGAGTATCTTTTTTGGTAGTTACGAACTGAGTTAAGTATCATGTGTCTGAGCATATCTTCCGATATCTCACCATCATTCATTTTCAGTTGTGCCATTAGACCAGCAATGATGGTCTGTGTAAAGTCTATAAGTATCATTTAATCACTTTTAATAATAATGTATTTTTGGTAATCAAGTCGTTTCCGTCTTTCAACTTCGACCTAGGAATCTCATCCATAAATCCACGAGCAATTATATTACCACCTTGTACTATTCTATCAAGCAACTTCCAATCTGTCAAGGTCTTTTCTTTACATGAGTCGTAACCAGTAATCCTTGAACCCTTAACGGATAGATGACCACTGAAGTGTGTAAACTTCTTGGATGCTGTGTTGTATGTGAATAGGTCTAATGCACGTGGTATCTCTTCCTTGTCTATAGACTTGTAACCTTCCCACTCTTCGAGGAACGGAAGCTTCCTTACCATTCTCTTTGGTGTCAATGGTTTTCTTTTTCTGACTGGAGTATACTCATCACAAAATCTTTTGATGTCGGATTCGATTCCTTCTAAGAATTTAATGTAATTCTTTTTCTGTGTTGCAGTTAGGAAATTAAAAGCTTCCTCTAACTGGTCACACTTCTCCTCGTTCTTTACTTCTGCAATTGCATCCGTAAGTTGTCCCTTCATAAAGTAAACTACCTTTCCACTGTACTGTAATCTAACTAGATATTTGTACATAGAAAAGTCTGACTTCTTATTGTCAATCCATTTATCTATTTGGGCTTCTACATCACTGAAGGCATCCAGTGCTTTTTCTCTCATCCGTTCTTGGATGTTAATTGTTTTTGTTTCAGTTTTCATAATCATAAAGCCAGTATATAATAAAGCCTAGGGCATTGTCAAGTCTGTTTACAAATTAACTATCGTCTTTCTCATCTCTCTTGTTCGTAATCATAAACTTACGAGCAGGATTAATCATTAAGTTTGCACGTTGCATTAAATCACGATTTGCAAGAAAGGGTATCATCCCTCTAGTATCTAAACTGACTTCTTGCTCATATATAGTGTTTAGAAAGTTTAATTCTAATTCTACTACTGGACGTTCCTCTGCTGGTTTCAATAGTTGAACCATTCTTATTAGGGGTTTATTATACTTAACACCCTCTGTTGTCCAAGATACTTTCTTACCACTTATCTTAATATCTTCTGCATGAAGGGAACAAGCCGATACGGAATTACCTGTATCCATCTTTGCTGTCATTTCAACTCCTTCAATCTCTATGGTTTCTAATACACCACATTCTGTTGGTGACCTCTTCCACATGTCTCTATCTCTGTAGAGCTTTAAAACTTTCTTAACAATGTCTTCACCAATGACTGAGGAGATTCCCTCTGTGCCTGGCGAATGATTTACTTCTAGAATGTATGGTGGTTCTGTTTTTCTGTTTTTGCTAGGAATAAAGTCGACACCACACCATTGTCCGTTCACGGCTTTGCTAGCTCTTAGGCAAACGTCCATCTCTAGTTCTGTTAACTTAACTTCTTCAGCCTCTGCACCTTGGGATACATTACTTCTGAAGTCATCTGTAATTTTGTTTCGTCTCATTGCACCAACGATTTCTCTGTTGACAATGACAACACGTACATCGTAATCTGACTCGATGTATTCTTGTAATAGGATATCACAGTAAGGGTCAATCTTATAAATCAAGCTGACCTGTGATTGTAGTGAACGTTCTGTTTCAATTAATAGAACACCAACACCCTTGGAACCCTGTAATGTTTTAAGTACCATCGGGAAGTCATTGTCTAATGCTTCATGGGCTCTGTCTACAGTATCCTTTTCATCGTTAGGAATCAATACTGTCTTAGGTTGGTTAAGACCTATCTCTTGCAGTCTGAGGTACGTTCTAAACTTGTCTGAACAAACTTCGATACATTCCCTAGGGTTGCACGTTGCAATGCCGTAGCGTTCAATCTGTGAGATTAAATCGAGGTATGAATCTTTACTAGTTACACCACCACGAATCATGACTAATGTATCTGCATCAACTTCGAATCCTTTCTCATCGTCTGCATTGTGAATAGTAATACTTCCACTGTCTTCATCACGTTCTAAGTATGCACCATTGATACGCACGTTGTAAACGTCCATACCCATCTTCTCAGCAACTTTAACTATCTTGCCTGAGGTTGAGTTCTTGGATTGTTTCTTCGGTCTCTCAGCGAGAACTACGAGGCGATAAGGGTCGGTCTTACTGACTGTATCTTCTTGAATCATTTCTTGGAACGATTTCATAGTTTCTTTAATCCCACCTCTATGGCTTGTACTTCTAAATCAGTTAGTGGTTTCTTATGTAATGCAACAAAGTATTCTGCATCCACCAACACTAATGGTTTACTTCTATTTCTTTTAATACAAACAATCGGTTCGTACTTCCCACAATTACTTTCTGCTTGTGCATATGCATTCCAAACATTAACTGCTTCTTGGTTTTTACATTCGATGCTATATGGAAACAATCTTCTAGACTCTGTCCCTAATATAATATCTTCACCTTGAGAACCCATGGGTCTAGACTCTGAATCCTCGGGGTCTAGGTCAAGTTTCTCTACGAGTAAGTCACGGAACCACTGTTGTAGTTTACGACCTTTAGCTTTTGCTGACGATGTCTTCATTAAATGTAATACTCACTCCACAACCACAACTGGCTTCTTCATTTGGATTCTGAAACGTGAACGTCTCATTCAATCCCTGTTGTTCATAATCTAAAGTCATTCCATTTAAAAAGGGTTGACTCATTGTATCTATTAAAAATTTAAACTTACCGTAATCTAACTCTAAGTCTCCGTCCTTGAATTCATCTTCCACGAAGACATATTCATAACCACTGCAACCGCCACCAGTAACACCCATTCTAACTGAGTCTACTTTCTTCTCTATGAGTTTTGCTATTGCAATGTCTGTTACTTCTATCATAGAAGTATTTATACTTCAGAGTCCCACACACCATGGTCATCGGCAGAGTTTTTTAAAGCTTCTTCAGTTGACTTAGGTTTAAATAACTCGTAAGGGATATGTTGTTCTTGGTCTTCGGGTACATACAAGAAGTTAATCATAGAACGATTACATGTATCGATTGCATCGAAGATAGTTTCAACTAAAGCTTCACCACCTAAATTAAATGAAGTATTAAATACAATGGGGGTGCCATTCTTTTCACCTAATGCTTTAATTAAATTATAATAGTTTTTATTTTGTTCTTCGGTTACTGTTTGTATTCTACATGTACCGTCGGCATGAACGATGGAAGGAATCTCTTTGTATGCTTTCTCTTTACATTGAATTGCAAATGACATGTAAGGTGACTCTTCTAACTGAAGCATTTCAAAATATTCGGATGCTCTTTCTTTTAATACAGTTCCAGCAAAGGGTCTATAATATTCTCTCTTCTTAATGGTATTAACAATTTGTTTTGCATTCGAATTGGTAGGGTCAAATAATATTGAACGATTACCTAATGCACGTGGGCCCCATTCACTTGGCCCTTGGAACATACCAATGACTTGTTCTTCATCGGTTAGAAGTCTTATGACTTCATCTAAATCTCTTACTACTTCCGTGACAATCATTCTGTATCTCCTGTTGATGTATCTTGCTTACCTGCTTCAATGTTCCAATATAACCAGTACGCAGCTCCGACTGCATTACCACAATCATGGGGAACTGTGTCAACGAATATATTTAATTCGGGAAACTCTCGTAGGTACTTATAATTATTAGTACAGTTTAAACTGAACCCACCACTGAGGACTAGGTTCTTGCAATCGGGATTATATTCCATTGCCTTTCTTATTACGTTACATGCATTATTAAATGATGTCTCTTCACACATCTGTGCAACGGTATGTCTGTCGTGTCTATCGGGTTGGGACTCGATGAGTCTACCATAGGATGCCATTCCCATGACCTTACCCGCTGCTCTACCTTGAGTATCTGCACCGAAGGCATATGACATGTTACTGAAGTTCATACCGCTAGAAGGGAAGCTAGTTAACACCACGTCGATACCATCCATAGTAATCTCTTCGTCTGTTAAACAATGAGCAGAATCATAATACATGTTAGGAAAGTAAGTAGATGCAATGTCACCTAGGGTACGATGATTAGACATCTTCTTCCACTGGGGTGTAATTGTTTTATCTGCAAACTTGCAAGACCATATAGATTCTATCTCTTGATAGTTGGGGTGGGTCTCATGGTAACTCTTTGCACCACCGCCGTCCCATGCAATCGCAATGGCATCCTCACCACGTTCAAAGAAGGGTGATAGATAGTATCCACTGTATGCATGATACATATGATGTTCGGTATCGTAATGATACTCATCCATATTGTCAAACTGTTTGCACATAGCATCATGAATAGTTTCATCCATTTCTTCCATCCACTCTTCATTCATTCCTAGTTTAGGAAACTCTTCTTTGAGTTCTTCGATACGTGCGGTGGTTAATTGTGATTTGGCTAATGCAACTGCAAGGTCTTCTGCAATCAAACGATTGTCCATAATGTATTCTTTATCCATGTGAAGCTTCATGTCACGTCTGTCAAACGAAGCAAAGACTAACTCACCACAGGGTTCACCGTCTTCATTGGTCAATGCATCTGCAAGGCCTTTAGAATTAACTACGTGTAGTTCGGGTTCGTCTAATTTGGGTGAATAGTATTTGTCTCTACGTTCTCTTTCTTCTTCGAAGAGTTCTCTGACGACTCCGTCTTCCATAATGCAAAGTGAAGTGTCGTGACTGGAGTTAATTCCAATGATTCTCATAATATAATGTCCTAGGGTTTACTATTATTTTTTATAGTGTTCGATTAATGTTTCTGCTTGTACTAATTTGTCTTCAATTAACTGTGCGACCATCTCTGAACGACCACTTCGTTGTCCACTACGGAACGTAAAGAAGACTATTGCAACAATAAATCCGAGATGTATTAAATATAATTCAGTACTCATGGTTTTATTTATAGTACTCGTCAATGTCTATATCTTTAGAGTTCTTTCCTAGGGGTTTGAATGCTTTAAGTCGAGACCAAAGAGTTAACCCACCGCCATAGGTGACCAAAAGATAGTGAGAACCTATAACAAAAGCACTCCATAAGAGTAAAGACCATGCATACTGCAATATAAACACCGTGACTGTCCATGGTAACAGAAATAAATCCATTATACTCATGTTAATTGTATCTCCACCTTTGATTTGACTTGTTCAAGGGAGTACCATATGGAAGAGAACATACTAATACGTCCGTCTGCCCACTCTACGTGGTATCTTTTATACCCATAGGGTCTTGATGAGAAGATTCTTACATCTCCGTAACTGTGTTCTAGTAATCTCATATTCTTTTGTCGACTATGGTACCCTTACTGGGTACGTCTGCTCCTATTTCGTTGATGTAATCTGTTTTAAGACTATCATACATTCTCTGATACTCTATTTCATGTTCTTTGTTGAGACGGTCTGCGGTTTTTTGGAAGGAACGTTCTAAGAATCTCTCGAATTCTCTACTTATTTTTCTACCTATCCAACTAAACACGACTATCTCCTATTATATTTTACAAAATTGTATATCACATGAGCTCCGTATGAGAACCATGCAAGAATAAAACAACTCCACAGTATAGAACTTATCATCTGCCTATGTGTTTCACCTCTGAACGTGGTATCACTTGATATGCACCCTTATTATAAGACGGTGCAATGGTATACTCGGACGAGATACGTTGCCTCTCTTCTTTACTTAGTGTTTCATTAACTGTACAATGTACACTATTAGAAACGCTTGGGTAGTATACACTCTCACGCACATAGGAGCTAGGACTCTCGGGAGTAACACCCCAAGAATAATCACGTGCAGTCTTAGTACGTGTCTTCCATGCATTGGTTTTACGTTTACGTCCACTCTGAGTGTGTTTCATTGAACCATATACTGTAATCATAAGTCTATTATACCATAGTGTGTGTTAGTTGTATAGATGCTATTCCTCATACACTATCATGATTGGTGAACCATCTACGTATCGTGAATACTCTCGTATAAGCTATGACTGTCATGATTGCAGTGATAGTAGTACCTATGTGTAGGGGGGATGTCCATTCGAATACCTCTAGAAACATATAGAGTAGGAATAGATTGGTGGGGTAGTTGATGAGTAGACCTGTACCAACGGTGGTAGCAGTCTCTCTGTGTATCTTACGTGTCTTTGCACTCATACCTTTACGACTCCATGGTTCTTTTTAATTGCATACTTACTGTCTGTAGGTACACGTCTTGTCTCCAAGACCTCTGTCATGTAATCAATAAACATCTGACCACCTTTATATCTAGGGGGTGGGTATAGGGTGTCCTCGTTTGCAATAAAGAAGATACACATCTTTGCAACATCTTCGAATGCTACTGCACGTCCATTGTATAAGAGTATCCTATCCTTGTCGGATTTCATACCTTGTACGATTTTGAATTTACTCATAAAAAAATTACCAAAAAAAAATATTCGTTGACCTCTAATATAATACTCACAGAGCTATTAGGGTAGGGGGTTGAGTTGCTGCTCACATACCCTAGGAGTCCCACAGCACTGTTCTAAGGGCTGCTAAGATACTCTCCGTAGTTCGACTACATGTTTGTATCGTTCGAGTCTCTTACAGACTTCTAGCGCCTCTGATAGACTCACAGGTTTATCGGTACGCTTCACCAAGTCATGTGACCCATCTATGTGTGTCACCTTCGTGTCTATACTGTATACATCTACAGTAGTCCATGTCATATGCTGTCTCTCCTATTATAACATATTAGCGTGCTCTTGTCAAGGCCCCTGTAGATGCCCGTGCTACAAGCATCTCAGAGGTGGCGCTTCTCATCACCACACGTGCTTTCGGTAACAACCCCAAGTGACTTAACATAGAGACGATATGCTCGCCCTACAGTAGCAATCCACGGTACAACTCACTCGTTAACTTCCGTTTCTTATACTCTATTATACCATTAATGGAAGTCTTTGACAACCCCCTTTATGACAATTGATTCTATCATGAGACATCCCTCGATGACGTACCCTGTACGCTTCAACACACTCTCACACATGATACTCCAATCGCCGTCTATGTCACCCTTACTACATGCAAGCGTTAACTCGTCATCAGTAAGAGGTATAGAGACAGGGATATCAGTCGCTAGGTGTACACCGTATAGACCATTCTCCATAGAAGAATCAATCATCCAGTCCACCCATGTATAGTGATGCCATCTTATGATACCACCGTAAGGAGTACAGGGAGTAACATCACTGCGACTCCTTGAAGGAAGTCAGTGTCTAGTAGTCCAAGTTTCTTTGTTTTCTCAATCATGTATACAGTATACCAAATGCTGGTAGCCATTGTCAAGGCCCTCTCTAAGCCCTGTGCTGACTGGCTCTCTAGGCCCCTGCCATATGACTGATGTCTCCGAGACAGTCTGGCGATAAATGCCTTGACTTTTGGAAAGCCCGTAGTAGCAGGGCCTAGCAGTCTCCGAACAAATTTGACTCCGAACTAAATCTCTGATTAACCTCTCCGAACAACAGCACACAAACCCACTTTATTCCACTTTCTCCCCTACCGACTAAATACCATTATTATACCACACTTTACCACACATCCCCACACATTATAATAGGACTTCCCATGATACCCTTTGAATTATATTCAATCACCCCCGATATCAACGATTTTGGTCACATCTTTCGTATACCCAACTACTTCGATTCCTCTGAGTTGTCTGAATATCATACTCTGATACGTCTCCAAGAAGCAAAGCAACCTCGTCTATCTCCCGATAACTTTCCTTCTCTGAGACTAGTGGACTTTATATCTCCCTCTGAGAAGACTCAATGGTTGTTTGATAACTGGAACGATGTATGTGAATTGACTGAGTGTGATGGTATGACTAAGAATGACTACTGTATGTCTCATACAACTCCTCTATTGATTGACTCTAGTATACGTGGTAATGCTCCTATGTCTGACTTGTATCCCCCTCATACTGATAAGGGTAGTCGTAAGCTTCTTACTATACTTGTTCCTTTGAGTCATATGGGTGACCCTACGATGTTTCATGGTAGCTCGGGGTCTCGTGTATGGTGTCATGAGTGGGCGTTGAATGATGCCTATATGTTTAGACCTTCTGAGAGGTCATACCATTCGTATCAGAATACTAGGGATTCTAATAGATGGATTATGAATATTAATGTATGTGCAACTTAGTGTTGCATGGTGTTGGTTTTATGTGCAACTTAGTGTGCTAATGTGATTACCGCGTCTCGTCTGAGTTTACCTCGACGTGCATGAAATTGTCCCATCCGTCTCCT